CCCATTGGTAAGGCTAGGCCACGCTTTACCCGTGTCGGTCATACCTATACCCCACAGAAAACCAAAGAATATGAGCAGCGCATTCATGCAGCGGCATGGGCAGAAATGGCAAAGCACAACATCGATCAGACAGATAGGCCAGTGTCGGTGGAAATAATCGCGTTTATGGACATACCTAAATCATGGTCGAAGGTTAAACGCTTAGAAGCCGAATACGGCGCAATTAGCCACACTGGTAGGCCAGACGTTGATAACATAGCGAAGATAGCCTTAGACGGGCTACAAGGAACGCTATTTAAGTCTGACGCACAAGTAATAAACCTACGAGTGCGCAAGACCTATTGCCACCCCGACAGGGGGCCAGTTCTTTATGTAAAGGTTTCTTGGACAGATTGGGGCGAATAAGACCAATCAGGGCCATAGGTTTCACGCCATAGCTTTGGTTCTTTGTGTATCGCTATTTTCGTATTATCCCACAAACCTTGGTGATGGCCCTCACAAAGCGGTATCGCATCTTGGTCAGGTCGTTTTCTAGTTCCGTGGCGATCATGGATAGGGTGGTGGGCGGTGGTCGGTGAATGCTGTACTTCGCCAAACCTTTTGCAAACGCAGCAAGGTTTTTCACGCACTTTCTGTAAATACGCATCATCTTTCTTTCTGGATTTGTTTTTTAGTCCTAAAGGTGGTTTTTTAGCTAAATTGCTCATGGGTCGGGTCGTATCCTACTGCTTCGGCTAGTTTTGCCATTGCCATTTCAAAGTATTGGTTAAAATCTTCTTGGGTCATTTCATCAAAAGAAATGATATCTGGAAGCCGTAGAAACGTACCAGAAATGCTGGAATAGTGATTTGACCAGTAACCACACGCAAATTTCAATTCGTTGTGTAACTGGCGTTCTGTAGGCCATTTGCCTGTTGACCTACAAACGCTGCGCAAGATTGACCAATACAGATTATGATGCGGGTTCGATCTTTTGCCTGTCGATGACACGTTAAAAACTTGCCCGTCTTTGTAATCTTCAAGTTGTTCTGCGTCATATTGTGTAAGGGGCAATAACTGCCCGTTACTTTTTATGACTTGCGGCTTAGAACGGGATTTCATCATCCATACCCTTATCGGCTGGTGGCTGGTCGTGTTCGGTGTAGCTGTTATTAGCTTCTGACTGTTCAGGTTTGCGCTTGTTAGTAAAGTCAATGTCGCTTGCGCGGATGTTGTAGTAGGTGCGCTTTTGCCCGTCCTGTCCAACACGATCAACGATCTGCAAGCTACCTGATGCAGTTATTCGCGTACCTTTTTTGATAAATTCGGCAACTTTTGTATTCCAGTAGTAGACCGTGAACCAATCTGTGCCATCTTCGCGTTTAAAGCCTCTGTTAACTGCGACAGATATGGCGACAGACTGCCCTTTCTGGTTCTCTTGAATTTCACTGTCTTTGCCGACAGTCCCGACAATCGTAATAGCTTTCATAAACCTAACTCCACTGATCTTTCGTCTATTGCGTTTTCGACGTATTGCGTAACGTCTGATGGTATATCGTATTTGTCGCGCCACATGCGCCATTGTTCGATAGCTTCATCCATTGCAACTTGGCTATCACAGTAGCGAAACCCTTTGCGCCATTTCTCAATAGCGCGTCGAATTTCAGGCGACATTTCCGAAAGCGCTTGTGCAAGGTTAAAATCTTCTGCTTCATCTTGGCTATAAACATCACCATGCAAGCCAACTAGCTTTAAAATTACACGATCTTTTGCGCGTTTTTCTGCCATAGCAAACGGGTAGCCGTTCTTGTTGTTGTATGGCGCAGCTTCACCAATAGACCATTCTGTAGCTTCGCCCATGTGACCCGTAACAAGCATAACCGCTTGCTTGGCTGTAACATCACATGAAATGATCGTTGGCTGGTCGAACAAGATTTTCTTGTGTGCAGCTATCTTTTCTAGCGCTTTGTGCAGAACAACAAAAGTGCCGTGGCAATCCCATGTGGCTTGGCGTTCTGTTAAGCCAATCTCTTTTAGCAGTTCTTTTAGTTTTGTCGGTAGTTCTTTAGCCATTTTTTCACCCATTCAATACATCTAAAATTGTTTGCATTTTGTCATAGCCAATATCAGAGGTTTTGCCAGCTTCTAATCTGCTAATGACTGATTGCCCTACACCCGTCATGTCGGCAAGCTGACGTTGTGATAGATTTTTTCTGTGCCGCATCTGTCTTAGTTCCAGTGCGTGGTGCGGCTTTATTGGTGCGAATTTATCCAAGCCAGCGTAAACGCCATCTTTATCAAATTCTTTGCAAGCCTTGGTAATAGCTTCATCAATTATTGATGACGCGATTACTGGAAAAGTTATATTTGTGTTTTCGCGTATATTTTTAGCAGTTTCGTCTGCTATTGCCCGTGAAATAAACATTCTTATTGTCGCGGGTGTTGGGTGTTTATGCCCGTATTTATTATCCATGATAAAACCTTTCTTGATTGCAAAATCAGATTTACACGCTATTTTACATGGTGTAAAGAAAAATTATCTTATGTGAAAACGAGGTTAACAAATGGATAATCGAACAATACTACGAATGTCGGTCATGTCGCAAATGCTGCAAGACCGCGCAATAGCTAAAGTTGCGGAAGGTTCAGGTATCACAAAGCCAACACTGTATAAAATCCAGCAGGGCGATTGTAATGTGAAGTATGAAACCGCTGAAAAGCTATCGGACTATCTACAGCGATGAAAAAACCCCCAACCGTTAAGGGTCAGGGGTTCTGCAATCAAGCGAGTTTTGCTATTATGTTTCATACAGGCAGAAATTATAGCATCACCTTCCAAAGAAAGGCATAATTATGAGTAACAAAATATCGTCTTTAATACAAACAAAAAAGATTGGTTCACCTACGAAGAAAGCCATTCTGATGTATATGGCAGACAAGGCCAGTGACGATGGTACGGGCATCTGGACAAGCAAAGCCAATATGGCAAATGATCTGGAAATGTCAGATCGGGCGGTTCGTAGCAATATTAAAGAAATGCTATTAATGGGCGTTATCGTGGAAGCTGGGCAGCGTAAATGCAGCAACGGTTACACAGTCGATTATTCGTTTAACTTGTCTGTTGTAGCGTCCCTAGAGAGCACCAGAAGCACCCCTGAAGCAGCTTCACCCCTGAATGACGTTCAGGTGTACCCCTGCACCACGTTCACCCCTACCCCTGAACCACGTTCACCCAAACCATCCATAGAACCATCCATAGAACCATCCTTATTAACTAAATCTTTGGATAACTATAACTTTGATGAATTTTGGAAGCTGTACCCAAAGAAGCATGGAAAGAAACCAGCGCAAGCAAAATACCTTAAAGCAGCTAAGAAGCATTCACACGCTAAAATTATGGATGGGTTAAAAAACTACGTGAAAAGTGACAATGTGAAAAAAGGGTTCGTAATGAACGCAACCACATGGTTAAATCAGGAACGCTGGGAAGATGAATATTCTTCAACAGTAAGCAATCAATCGACTAATCTACAGCTAGAAGTGTTAAAAGAGTTAGGGCTAAATTACGATGCGTGACGATCAACTAGATACGATGACTAAAAAGATGCTGGCACGGCTAAACGCGCCACGGGCAGTGCAAAATAATGGGCAAGCAATGAAAGACGAAGTAGAGTTTCTATGCAAAAAGGTTCGGCAGCTTGCACCAACACGCAATTACACAGAATGGTTCGATACGTTTGAAGAACAGGTATTAACCAATCTGGAAACTAGATCATGGCCTACGGTTAAAGAAATAGCTAAAGCCGCCAAAGAAATCGCGCCCAAGCGTCCAGAATTTAAAGACCTAACAGGCGAAGCCGAATGGAAACCAGACCCGCTAAAGATTAATGCAAAGCGCATTAAAGCTGGTGAAGGGGTAGACGAAAAATATATATTCGGCAAACTAGGTGAACAGCTTATTTCTTTGGGTTTAGTGACTGAAGAAGAAACTTACCCATATCGTGAAGCAATGGCCTATAGGAAAAAGCCATAAAGTGTGATATGGTGATTTTGAAATCAACGTTCATTGGATTTCATATTTACCCTCCCTACACTGAGTAGCCCCTATCTTTGCATAGGGGTTATTCTTTGCTATATATAGTATAGCTATAGTTATGAGGCACAAAATGCCAGCGGAACCAAGAACATTTAGTGACAACGAATTGTTGCAGATCGAAAAGTTGGCTGGAAAATTCACAGTCGAACAAGTATCTGATTTTATGGGTATATCTCGAACAACCTTCTATAGAATATGTGAACGTGACGAAAGGGTTATGGAACACTATAAAAGGGGCAAGGCTAACAGGTTCGATATAGTTGCCGACAAACTCATGGACAAAATCGAAGATGGTGATTTAACCGCTATCATCTTCTTTATGAAAACACAGATGGGCTGGAAAGAAACAAACCGTACTGAACACACTAGCCCTGATGGTTCTATGACACCGACTAAAATAGAACGGGTGATTGTTGACACTACAGATTAAAACGCCGCGCTGGGCTTTGCCCCTTCTGCAATCAGATAAAAGATATTTGGGTGCAAAAGGTGGTCGCGCATCTGGTAAATCACACTTCTTTGCAGAAAGCGTAGTAGAACGGCTAATTATGAACCCTGATAGCCGTATTGTTTGCATTCGTGAAATACAGCGTTCACTGAAGTTTTCCGCAAAACAGCTAATAGAAGATAAAATACAAGCGCTGGGCGTTAGTCACATGTTCGATGTTCAGGCTACCGAAATACACAGGAACGGCGGCAGCGGGTTAATTATCTTTCAAGGTATGCAAGACCACACGGCAGATAGCATTAAATCACTAGAAGGGTTCGACGTAGCATTCTGTGAAGAAGCGCAAAGCCTTTCGGCTAGATCGATTGAATTACTTGATCCAACAATGCGTAAAGATGGCGCAGAACTATGGTTTAGCTGGAACCCACGCAAAGAAGATGACGCGGTAGAAAAGCTATTTCGTGAAAACAGCATGGCGCATCTGGTGCATGTTAACTACACAGATAACCCGTTTGTGCCGAAAGCTATGATCGAACTAGCAGAAGCAGCCCTAGCGCGTGATCCAGACCGATATAATCACGTATGGCTAGGTGATTATGAAAGCGTTAGCGAAAGCCAAGTGTTTTATGGTAAGTGGCGGGTCGATGAATTTGAACCGCATGATGGGTTCGATGGGCCATATTTGGGCGTGGACTTTGGGTTTAGGCCAGACCCGCTAGTAGCGATAAAGTGTTGGGTCTACGATGAAACGCTATTTGTTGAGAAAGAAGCCTATGGCGTAGGTATCGAAATAGACGATACACACACATTTATCACGCAAAGCATACCAGACTTTGACCGCTATACGTGCCGTGCAGATAGCGCAGAACCTAAAACCATATCATACCTTCAGCGGCATGGTTTCCCACGCATGGAAGGGGTCAAAAAGTGGCCCAACAGTGTAAATGAGGGAATACGCTTTATTCGCGGCTTCAAATCTGTCATAATCCACCCAAGTTGCAAAGGTGCTATTGATGACTTCAGAATGTATAGCCACAAGACAGATAAGTTATCTGGTGACATTCTACCTGATGTTATCGATGCTAACAACCATGCCCCTGATGCAATACGTTATGCGATAGCACCCTTAATAAAGGCACAAGCCGCTGGAAAGATGGTGATTAGAATATGAGTAATTCAGTAGCCAAACGGTCAAAAGAAATAGAATACATGTTGCAACTTTCCGCGCCTTGTCGTGACTTAATGGAAGGTGGCGAACATATGCGCGTATTGGGTGAACGCTACTTACCGAAGTTTCCGCAAGAAACAGAAGATGATTACGATGCTAGACGCGCATCAACTTGGCTATTTGATGGCGTAGGCAAGACGATAGAAGATTTATCAGGCAAGG